TCAACGGAGACTGTTCATCTCATCTGACCACTAATGGCCGGTGCCGTGCAGTCGTTCGGCATTCTGGATAGCACGTAAATATTTACCCAAATCAATGGAACGTTTTGGACCATTTAACAGATGAAACCCCAAGCTTGACGGAGCTACCCGTTACAATGGCATGTCAGGCTGAAAGGAGAGCTCCAAACGGGGCCCTCCGCCTAAATCCACACCATCGTAAAAACTCTCCAACACCAACTGTTCGTCAGGGGTGACGCCAAAGGCCCAATAAAAGCTGGCACGCACCTGTGGCAAAACACAGGAAGCTTGCCGCTCCATCCCCTTCGACAACTGACGGACCCCCCAAGACTGGTAGTCACTAGAGCTCCGCAGGAACTTACCATGGCGTAAATAAGCGCCATAGAAGCTCTGGAACACTGGTACACCCCCCGTCATTGATAACCCGCCAGTACCGACAGCATGCAGCCACCCCCGGAAAAGCCCGGGGGTGTCCACATTGTGAACGCACATGGTATCCTTTGCTATACCCCACTTTGGGTGGCGCACCATGAGATAGGAATCATGGTGTGGCCCAACCCAAACTGGGCGAGTCTGGCAGAAATCTATCTGCTCAAAAACACAGCAAGCGGGCTCCACCTCCATGGAAAAACCCATGCGGAGGAACCACGCATCAAACCCGCCCACAAACAGCGGCACATCAGCCTGCTCCATAAAAATGGAGCAGTCATCACCGTTGTTAGCGAGCTGTATACGGACACCAACACTACGCGCATAAGCATAGATCATGCAACACATCAAGAGGCAATTGCCCAGTGAAGTGTTCATATCGCCGCTCATGCGCCCTCCATCAACAGTGTATTTCAAACGCCCATCGGCGGCATACCCGACACAGCTATTAGTTAGCTGCATGGAAAGCAGCCAATTAAGCCGATCACGGTGCCGCGACCGTGGAAAACATGCAGCATAAACCGCATGTTCCCACCTCAACGCATCGACCGACACATGCTGGTCCATGCGCTTGGCATCCACCGGTATAACGGCAGGATGTTTGAACATACACCACTTTTGATGGAGGATGCGTCCACTCGTTGCCGAATTCATCCCTTTCATAACAGTCACGTGGCCATACAACTTGGCCAACGATTTAAAAATACGCTCCTCGAGGGGGCGCAAAAACCGGCCCACCTCGACGTTGTACCTCGGCGATCTGGGACTGATCACACGTGGCACTGGATCCGTCTTACGAGTGAAATCGGTCTTCTCGTACTTAACGAAAACCTGAAGCTTAGCATCCGCGGCAGATATACTCCTCCTCAAGAGATCTGCTGCAGCAGCTTCGTAGACCTGCTTCTTCCGGCCCCGGAATGTGCTGACAAAGCCAGCACGAGTCAACGGGGCGGTCCGAGGCAG